GTCACGTCGACGGCGCTGCTCTACGAGCTCTCCGAGTTCGGTGCGATCTACTGGCCGCGCATCACGGTCGCGAACCCGAACACCAGCATCTTCGGGTCGGCGAACACGGTCACGGTCGCGCCGAGCGGCTACCTCGCGGGCCTCTACGCGCGCGTCGACGCGAGCATGCCGGACGGCGTGTTCGAGGCGCCCGCCGGCGTGAGCTTCGGCGCGATCTTCGGCGCGCTCGGGCTCGAGACGGACGAGGTGAAGGACGAGACGAAGCGCGACCTCGTCTTCCCGAAGCTCATCAACCCGATCGTCGGACTGCCCGGCCTGCCGATCCACGTCGACGGCGCGCGCACGCTCAAGGACACGTCGAACTTCCCGACGATCGGCGAACGCCGCGGCGTCATCTTCATCGAGACGAGCCTGAAGAGCGGGCTCGTGTTCGCGAAGCACCGGAAGATCAAGACGGCGCTTCTGAACCAGATCAACCGGACCGTGCGCAACTTCCTGCTCACGCGCACGCGCAACGGTGCCTTCGCGACCGACGACCCGAAGACGGCCTTCTCGCTCGACTTCAGCGCTGCGCTGAACCCCCCGAGCGAGTCGTTCGCGCGGCGCGTGAACGGCCGCATCGGGCTCGCGACGGCGAAGCCGGCCGAGTTCATCATCCTGCGCGTCGGTCAGGACACGCGGGCCCTCGAAGCAGAGCTCGCGGCCGCGGCCTGAAGCGGCAGAGGAGATCGACCATGCCGTTCGGCAGCGCGCGCACGTTCCACAAGAAGTTCAAGTTCGTCATCGAGATCGACGACGTCGCCTACGCGGGCTTTCAGAAGTGCTCCGCGCTCGAGGCGGAGATCGCGAAGATCGAGCAGTGGGAGGGCGGCACGGTCATCCCCAACAAGAGCCCGGGCCGCGTCACGGTCTCGGACATCACGCTCGAGCGCGGCGCGTCCTCGGACCAGGACATGTTCGTCTGGTTCTCGCAGGTCGTCGACCTGACGGCGGACGCGGGCGGCGGCGCCGGCGGCATCGGCGCGGGGCTCAAGGAGCCGCTCTTCAAGCGCTCGTTCGACATCGTACAGCTCGACCGCGACGGCGAGGAGCTGCGTCGGTGGAGCATCACGGGCGCGTGGCCCTGCAAGTTCTCGGGCGGCGAGTGGGACAACAACGCGGACGAGAACGTGATCGAGAGCGTCACGCTCTGCATCGACACCTTCACGCCGACGTTCAACGCGCCCTGAGCGCGGGCCCTAGGCGCTAAGTCAATGCTGTCTTACAGCGGCATGACGCGCTAGGGTTCGCGCATGACCGCCAAGACCGCCCCCTCTGGCATGGTGCTCGACGTGCGCGAGCTCACCGCGCGCGCAGGCCGCTACCTCACGAACGAGAAGCTCGTCCGCGACAACGAGATCGAGGATCACATCCTCAACGATTGCTGCGGGCCCACGTGCCTCGAGCCTGGCCCGTACAGCTTCGCGGACGGCAAGATCGTGTGGGACGAGACGCTCATCGGGGATCGCACGTGGCTCATGATCGCGATCCGCGCCGAGACGTACCCCGACGAGCTTTACACGTGTCCTCTGCGCTGCCCGAACGTGCCCGCGTGCGGGCGCAAGTTCGAGTGGGACGTCGACCTCGAAGAGCTCCTCAAGGACAAGACGTTCCCGCTCTCGGCCGAGGCGCGCGAGCGCATGAAGAGCGGCCAGATGTTCGAGCTCGTCGTGCCGAAAAAGGGCAACAAGCTCCGGTACAAGCTGAAGACCGGCGGCGATCGCAAGCGCTTCATGGCGACGCGCGCGAGCGCGAAAGCGAACGGGAACAAGAAGCGCCAGGAGCGCGAGAACGATCTCGTCAACGGCTTCCTCTTCTACGGCGTCGAGATCGAGGGCGTCGACAAGAAGAACCGCGATGGCCGGCAGGACTTCCTCGAGTCGCTCGGCTTCCGTGGCCTCAACCAGGTCCGCGGGATGATGGAGCTCAACGACTGCGGCATCGAGACGACGATCGAGGCGAAGTGCCCCCACTGCGGCCAGGAGTTCGACTTCGAGCTCCCTTTCGCTCGGAGGGAATTCCTCGCCCCGCCGACTCAGCGAAGGAAGACGACGGCGGAGCTCCGCGCCGAGGCCGAGGCAGCCGAGGACGACGCCGAGAGCTGACGCTCGTGCAGGCGCTCTTCGGAGGCTCGAGCGAGGACGACTGGCGCGAGACGATCTTCCGCCTCTGCTACCATCAGCACGGCGGATCGGGCCTGTCGTTCAACTACGAGAGCGTGATGGAGATGCCGCTGAGGGACCTGCGCTGGTACATCGAGCGCCTCGACGAGCAGCGCTCTGCGGAGGCGGCAGCGCTCAAGCGCGCGCAGGGGGCGACGACGTAGATGGGCCTCAACTCGATGGGCCTCGGCTTCCTCTTCACGGCGAAGGATCTCGCCACGGGGACGATGCACAAGGTCGCCTCGGCCTACAACAAGGTCGAGGGCGCGACCGATCAGTTCGCCGCGTCGTCGATGGCTGCGATGAAGCAGTTCGGCATCGGCGCGGCGATCTTCGGCGTCGGCGTGGCGGGGCTCGCCGCGCTCGGGCCCGCCATCGAGGAGAACACGCAGCTCTCGAAATCGATCGCGCTCGTCGCGACCGAGGCCGACCTCGCCGTCTTCCCGCAAGAGAAGATGCGCGACATCGCCGAGAAGCTCGCGACGACCTACGGCAAGGCGCCCGTCGATCAGGCGAAGGCGCTTTACAAGGCGGTCGCGCTCGGCGCGAACGACGCGAGCAAGAGCCTCGACTTCTTGAACGGCGTCAACCTGCTCGCGGTCGCCGGCAACGCGGACCTCGAGCTCAGCGCGAACGCGCTCGGCGGCGCGCTCAACGCGTACGGCGCGAGCTTCGACCACGCGACCGAGTATTCGGACGCCTTCTTCACCGCGATGAAGACGGGCAACACGACCGTGCAGGATCTCGCCGCGAGCGTCGGTCGCGTCACGAGCAGCGCGGCGAACATGAACATCTCGATCCAAGAGATCCTCGGCGCCGTCTCGGTCATGACGAACAAGGGTGTTCAGGCGAGCGAAGCTGTTAGCGGCCTCAAGGAGGCGCTCGCGAACGTCGTTCATCCGACCGCGCAGGCCACGGCCGAGGCGGCACGGCTCGGGATCAAGTTCAACCAGGCGACGCTCCGCGCAAAGGGCCTGCAAGGCTTCCTGCAGATGATCAGCGGAAGCGCGAAGTTCAACGCGGAGTCGTTCTCGAAGTTGTTCACCAGCGTCGAGGGCTCGAACGCGATCATCCAAGTCGCGAGCGGGGGGATGGCCGCTTACAACGCGACCATGGACGAGATGAGCCGTTCGGCCGGAGCCACGCAGAAGGGCTTCGAGATCATGAGCCAGACGCTCGACTTCCAGAACCAGAAGTTCGAAGCGAACAAGAAGGTCGCGCTCGGCATGATCGGTCAGGTGCTCGAGCCGATGGGCGCTGGCCTCATGCGCGCCGCCAACATGGTGCTCGAGGCGTTCACGAAGCTGCCGAAGCCGGTCATCGGCTTCCTCGTGAAGGTCTGGGCTGGCGTCTCGGCCGTGCTCGCGTTCGTGGGCGCCGCCATCGCGATCAAGGCTGCGATCGCGCTCTTCGCGATCGGGCTCAAGTTCGCGGGCGTCACGCTCGCTGGCGTGCTGGCGGCGCTCTGGCCCGTCGTCGTCGCGATCGGCGTCCTCACCGCGGTCTTCTACGGCTTCAAGCTCGCCTACGAGAAGAACATCGGCGGCTTCGCCGACTTCGTGGACAACGTCTACAAGAAGGGAAAGCTCGCGTTCGACGCGCTCGTGCAGGTCTTCTCGCAGGGCGGCTTCTCGGGCGCGGTCATGGCCGAGCTCAACAAGGCCGAGAACTCTGGGATCAAGAGCTTCGCGATCAAGATCTTCCTCTGGGTCGAGCGCATCAAGAGCTTCTTCTCCGGCATCGCGACCGGGTTCTCTGCGGGCATCGAAGCGGCGAAGCCAGCGTTCGAAGCGTTCGTCGGTGCGCTCGAACACCTCGGCGAGGCGCTCGGCTTCATCGCCAAGAAGGGCAGCGCGCAGGACAACCTCACGAGCTGGCAGCGCTGGGGCGCCGTCGGCACGGCTGTCGGCCACGCGATCGCGATCGCTGTCGAGGGCATCGTCTACGTCCTCGCCATGGTGACCGAGAGCATCGCGGCGCAGATCGAGTTCTGGACGTCGGTGAGCGACGCGGGCGTCTCCGCGTGGGAGGGCGTGAAGAGCGCGTGGGGCATGGTGACCGGGTTCTTCTCCTCGGTCGGCAGCGCGATCGCGGGCGCGTTCAGCACGGCCTACAACGCGGTCGCTGGCGTCGTGGGATCGATCGTCGACGTCGTGATGCGCATCGTCCGCGTCGTGCAGCTCGTCGAGGAGATCGTCGGCATCGTCGCGAGCGCCATCGGTTCAAAGGTCGCCGCCTTTTTCGCGCCGTACGTCGCTGCGATCACCTCCGCGTTCGACGAGGCGGTCTCGTACCTCGGCGGCGTGGCGGACGAGATCGGCGCGTGGGCGAAGGAGGTCGGCACGGTCGCGATCGCTCCCTTCGTGGCGGCAGCGGCGCTCATCGTGTCGGTGTTTAGCGACGCGTGGGGCGAGGTCTCGGGCGAGGCGACCGGCGCGTTCGACATCATCACGGACGCGATCGACGCCGTCTCGAGCTTCATCACGGGCGTCTTCTCGGCCGCGTGGGACACGCTCAAGTCGGCGGCGATGCCGGTCCTCGACGCCATCGCGGCAGCGATCCAGAAGGTCGTCGACGCGTTCGGCGCCGTGGGGAAGTTCCTCGGCTCGGTCGGCAGCGGCATCAGCTCTGCGGCACACGGCGCGCTCGGCGCGCTCGGCGTCGACACGCAGGTCACGCAGCGCGTGCAGCAGATCCAGGACGTCGCCACCGGCGGCCCGCTGGGCGCTCTGCCTGCAGCGAGCGCGACGGCCTCGCCCGGCACGGTGGCCGCGTCCGGGCAGTCCGCCGCCTCGACGGACATGTCGGCGACGAACGGGCACCTCGCGACCATCGCGGCCAAGGTCGGGCAGCCCCCCGTCGTGAACGTCACGGTGAACAAGGACGGCGACGTCAGCGTCTCGGGAGCGCGCGGCTTCCAGCCTGCGCCGACGCCCACGTGAGGAGGACGGCTTGAGCTTCTCGGGACCCGACCTCAGCTCGCTCCTCAAGCGCCGCGCGCCGCGCATGTCGATCGCGAACATCGCGACCGGCGTCGTCGTCGACGCGCAGTTCAACCCCGCGGAGATTCGCGAGTCGGTCGAGGCCGTCTACGCAGAGATCGCCATCGTCGGGCTCTCGCACCAGCCGCAGCAATACCAGCACACGTCGAACCACAAGTTCGACTTCGAGCTCGGCTTCCGCGTCTACGACGACGAGGGGAACAAGCTCGCGAGCAACGACTACGCGCGCCGCTTCTTGCTCTCGATGTTGTACTCGGCGCGCGGCGGCGGAGACGTGGTGGGGGGCGCACCTCCGCGCGCGCTCTTCGTGTGGCCCGGATGGATCTCGGTGACGAGCGTCATCAAGAAGCTCGACTTCACGCACACGTTCTTCGGCGTCGAGCCGGGCATCCCCTACCACTTCGGCGTGAAGATCAACATCGACGAGATCCGCGACGTGCGCCTCTACTCCGAGGACGTGCTCGCGAAGGGGACGCAGCGCTGATGCCTCCGCGCCTCAACAGCCGGTTCACGTTCTCGAGCGGCCTCACCGACGCGCAAGAGCGGCTCTTCTTGAGCGAGCGCGTGCCGTACCGCTACACCTCGTTCAGCGACAACCGCCAGCACGTCGTCATCGCCGGCGACACGC